TGGTCAATGATGCTGTCGTAAAAGGTGTTTAACGCAACGTGCTTGGAGTAGCTGCGCGTGTTCAGATGGACGCTATGCGCCACATCACGGGCGAGGAATAGCATTCCTACAAAATCGGCGGCTTTGTACATCATTGGGGCATTCCTTGTTGTTCCATGCCTTCCATTGGCATCTCAGGGCCGGTATCCATGTCGCGCCCAGGCATCTCGTTAACTAGGTCGCCAGATGTAATCATGCCATGCACCGTTCCCAGCACAACGTCTTGAATCTGTTCAAACGTCATACCGGCTTGCACCGCAGCAATTCGCTGAGTCTCAGCCTGGTACGCCTTCACTTGCGCCTCAAAGTCCTTGCGGTGCATATCCTGCATCTCAATGGATTTGCCCGCATTAATAATCATCTGGTGCATCTGCTCCATCTCTTGGCCCATCGCTTGGATCTGCTGCTCGGCCTGCTGCAACTCAGGCGGCTTGTCGCCGTCCTGCATCAGCTTGGGATCAATAGTCTTTGCAAAACGCTTCGCCATTTCTTGAGCGCCCGGCCAGTCCATGTTCTTCACAAACAGATCACCGGCCACTTGCCACAATTGCGGGTTGCCTTGCAGCAACTGCGCCATCGCTTCCAGTGCCTCTTGGCGCTTGGTTGCGTAGCCTGGGCCGGTGGTCACCACAACGTCGTACTTACCGACGCTAGGGTTGTAAATCTTGTCAATCACAATGCCTTCTTGGTTGACAATCTTCTTGACCGGCTCGGCTTGCATCGGGTCAATCTTGACCATATCGGTTTCACCGTCCTCGCCAATAATCCGCGCCACCCGCTGAGTGTCGTAAATCTTGGGGATCAGGTCAACCAATTGGCGGGTAATGTGACGCACGCCGCGCGCTAGGTTGCCGCCGTAGTGGTAAGTACCTACATCGCCCTCACGCTGACGCGCAAGAATCGCCTTTCCTGAGCGTTCGTTGGAACTCATGCCCAAACTGGCGTTGTATTGACCTGTTGACGATTTTATGTCCTCGGACGCGCCAGCCTTGGCTTGCAGCAGCCCGCTGGAGGCCATCGGCGGCTGGGCGCGCTGCGGTAGGGGCAGAATGCTGCCAGAACCGTCTGTAACGTCAGGATTGACCTCTAAATACGGCCAGTTGGTCGTGTTTGCGGTCTTCCACTGGGTCTCGTAGCCCTCAAACTGACCGCCATAGCCAATAAATGGCGCTTTTGGAGCCAAAGCCAGCATTTCTGCCTCTTGTGACACCCAATAGTTGTACATTCGTTGCGCGTCTTTGGCATTTCGCACAATTCCAGACACATACAGACGCCCGTCAACCTCAAATTCATTGCCAACAATGCGGACAACGGGAATGTACTTTCCCGCCCACTCGCGTTCTTCCAGTATTTCGTACCCGTTGATCTTGCAATACTTGATCCGGCAACGGTCAGACTCTCGTGATTTGGTCGGCTTGCCAAACTGGCTTTTCAGCATCTTGTCTTCGGGTGTATCGGCAAACGCCGTGATGTTCCCTGGGTACAAATTCAACGTTTCGCGGTCATAGTCAACGTAGTAGTAGTCCGCAATGCGGATCGTATCTTCGTTGAGCCATTGAGACAGATTCTGGTCACCGACGCCCAGCGACTGCAAGGTCGTGATAGGCGCCGAATCAGGATACATACGCTCATAGTCGGCTTTCGTAATGTCTTCGGTGATGAAACACCACTTGGCATCAGACCCGCACGGGTCTTGGATTGTCGGATCCATATAGACGCTAAAACTGTTACGGATGCGCCCTATCTTGATATCCTGGTCAAAGGTATCGTCGTCGCAGTATTCCGTCAGGATGCGGATGTAACCTTCGCCGTAGGAGACCTGGTTTTCGCAAGCGGTGTCGTAAGCGACATCTGCGTCGGAGATGTACTCAATGTGCCTGACCATGCCATTGAAAATTTCGGCGACTGCAATGTCGGCCTTGTCGTCGGCAGGAATAACCTTGCCACTTGGGCGGTTTTGGCGTTGGTCATTGGTTACTTGCCGCACGTGCTGCGGCAATTTGTTGATTGTCAGGCACGGGCGAGCGTTAATTGTCTGGCCCTGCACCGCGCCGCGAGTCGCCAGCACATCGGCAGGCCACTGCCAGTGGTTGTCTGGGCTGCCAGCGTAGAACTTCAGATCGTCAATCTCATCCTCGCGGGACTCAGACAGCGCCCCGATAGCCATATCCAGACGGCTGCGGGCAGTCGCCAAGATATCGGAACTGTCGTTCTTCTTGCCACCACCGTTGGCGACATTGCCTACTGCTACCATGCCGGTGTAATCAGCCATTATTTCTTACCTTTTGGCATAGGCTTTTGCGCTTCGCGCTTAACCGAATATGCAATTGCAACTGCCTGCTTCACCGGCTTACCGGCGGCAACTTCAGCCTTCACGTTTTTACGGAAAGCCTCGGGTGTTTTGGATTTGACAAGTGGCATTACTTACCTCTCATGTAGGCTTTAAGATCTTGTTCCATTACATCATGCATTCGCTTTTCTGCTTCCAATGCTTCTGGCACAGATTTATACGTTGGAAACTTAATTCCAGAACGTATGGCAAAACGCATTGCATCAGGCACTTCTCTTACCGATCCACCCCAATATGTAGGTAATATCATAGCCCCATTGTCGGTGTCAACAACAGAACCCATAAAAGTGGTCATGCCGCCATCATCATGTTTTAAAGCGCTTCCCGTTAGCAAATTTTGCCGATGATAATTCAACGCGGCTTGTTCTTCCGGCGAGAATTTATCAATGTTGGGAAGCTCTAAAGCGGGCATTACTTCTTCTTCGCGGTCTTGGCAGAATCTTTAAAATCTTTGGCGGTAGGCGCGTTTTTGCTGCCAACTTTGTTCATTTTCTCGCCAGAGCCAGCTTTAATGCGTGCTTGCTTGGCGTGAATGTTGGCATAAAGCCCTGGTTTAGTAGCCATTTTAAGACCCCATCCATGAAGTTGAGACGCTGTTGCCCTGCAAGTTTATGCGCCGTACAGGCTCAGTATACTCGCGGTGGGCCACGGGAAACGCAAACGTCACGCATATAGCGTCCGCTGCGTCGGGCGATGCAAGACCGCGAGATTTCATTTCTTTCTTGCTCTCCAAGAAAATAGTTCCACGTGAATCAGGCTTCATCATAGGCGAAATCAAGTCCGTCTTCAAGAACCTGTCGCTTGGGATACTAGCAGATTTCAGCCACTCCCTCATCTCACCCCACATCTGCGCCCGCATATTGCCGTACATGATGGGGTTCTTGGCCTTGTTGCCAAAATTGACCCCCTTGATCTTGTACCTCTGTTCTTTGAGCCGGTCAACAATCCCCGCGCCCAGCCCGCCTTCGTCGATGACTACCAGCGTTGGCTTGTACTCTTCTATCGCTTCAATGACGTGCCCGACCACCGTCATAGTGTCGTCGCCCCGATACCGCGCTATGTTGACAATATCCCGCCCCTGCCGCACGGCGATGACCGTTGCGTCCGCGCCGAACCGCGCCGGGTCAACGCCGATGATGATGGGTGCGCTCAAGTCCTTGTACTTCTCTCGCTTCATGGCCGCGTCTACCACATCTGCTGGTATGAACTGGTCATCCCCCGCGTTGGGGAACATACCGTACACCTCGACGTGCGCCTGCGCCGACTCCGGCCCGTACTCTTGGATGATCCGTTCGTACACCTGCTTGTCCGTACCCTCAACCGTGCGCGCGTCCACCACCTTGGTCTTCCAAAAATCCCGTTTGCTGTTGAACGCCTCGTAGAAGTACCCCGTGTTGCGGCGCGGGTTGCTGAACGCCAGCCAAAACCGGTTGGGCGTGTTTTCCGTGAAAAACCCGCTGGTCACCGCCCAGATGCTGTCGTCAATACCGCTGGCTTCGTCGAACACCACCAGCACCCCGTCAAAGTTATGCACACCCGCGTAAGCGTCAGGATTTTCCGCTGACCAGAGCCGCCCTTCGACGCCCCAGTAGCGCGTGCCCTTTTTCAAATCGCGCTCGACCAGTTCGGTTAGCCACTTGGCGGGCATCAGCCGGGTGGCCGAGACCTCAAACCAGTGACTGTTGAGCGCCATCGCCAGCCACTTGGTAATTTCGGCCCAGGTGATTGACCTGAGTTGGCTTTCTGAGTTAGCCGAGATGATGGTCGTCGAGCCGATCCGCGTGGACAACATCCAAATTGTGATCCAACTTACTAAGGCCGACTTGCCAATACCGCGCCCGGACGAGATGGCCTCTTGCAGCACCGCGTAGTCCACTTGGCCCTTGTTGGCCTTGATGTGTTCGGCGATGTCTTGCAGCACATCGCGCTGCCACTTGCGCGGCCCTTTGAAGTTTTCCAACGGCGTGCCCTTGACACCCCACGGAAACGTGAGCATTACGAAATTGAGGGGGTCGTCCTTGATGCGCGGCGTCCACAGACGCGCCATCAATTCTTGTTCGTCTTCAGCGCTGTATTTGGTCGACTGCATCAATGACCTCTATGACACGCAACTCGGCTTCATGCAGCGCTTGCGTGATGGATATACGTTGGTCGATGTCAACCGAGATGGACTGCTTGGCCACCCAACCGTGCTGATGCTTGAGGATTTCCAGCGCTGCCTTAGCGTCGCCTTCGCGCGCAGCGTTGTGCAAGATGTTGGCCATCTCGCGTTCGCCGTCGGCTTTGCCTTTGATTGCGGCCATCTCGGCCAGTGGGTCAAGTTGGCATAGTTGGCGGTACTCATCGGGTCGCATTCCTGACGCCAGGGCAAGCGTGTCGCCTTTGAGACCTAGCTTGGCGGCGTCGTAGATTGACTGCAAGCGCGACTCAGTTGCTTCGACTTTGCGTATGGTCAGTGGCAGTGACTGGAACATTGGTTCTCCTGCGCCGGGGGCGTGTGCTGGAATTTTATATTAAAAAAATTTGTTCGTGAAGGCTCCGCTACCGTTGGCCCCTGGCCATGGCCCTCCCCCCCCCACCCCTCGGCTACCTGGCCACCCGGCCCCATGCTTAGTTCGTGCAGCAAACTAACTATAGTTAGTTCGTGCAAGCAACAAACCATGTTGGCATTGTTGGCTATGCCAACAACATCGAGCCGCGAGCTGTCACCATGTTGGCATTGTTGGCTATTGTTTTTTGATAGCCAACATAGCCAACATTGACGCCAGCGCTGCGCGCCTGGTGCGCGCGGCCATGTTGGCATCGGGGCATAGTGCATACAATTTTAGTTGTGTTGGCATGTTGGCTATGCCAACAGCAGGTGGTGGCCTATACAACTATTTACCTGTATATCTATACAGTATATATTAGATTTTTCATAAACTAACAAATAAATGACAATATAGCCAACCGCCGGGTACTTTCCCAATGGCGGGATGCATTTTCGGTGCTGCCAACAATGCTGCCAACAGAACTGCCAACAACGCCAACAAATTAGCCAACAATTCACTGGCGCGCTGGCCATGTTAGCTACCAAGGCGCATTTGTTGGCTATTGTTGGCTATGCATAGCCAACAAAAAAGATGAAAATCGCAACTAAAGAATGAATAATTGTAAAACAATCCCTTACAATAGCATCATGCCAGCGTCGGCATACAGTACAGGAAACTACACTATGCAAGTACATCTCACCCCAAAAAGCGCCAATGTGAAAACCGGCCCCATTCCCGTTAGCACGACTGAGCGCGCCAGCTGCCCCGCAGATTGCAAAATGAAAGCCGAATGCTACGCGGCCAGCGGGCCGCTCGCGCTGCATTGGGCGGCCGTGTCCAATGGCGCGCGCGGCACCAGCTGGCCCGAATTCACCCAAGCGATCGCAGCGCTGCCCGACGGCCAGCTGTGGCGGCACAATCAAGCGGGCGATCTGCCCCAAGCAAACGGTACGATCGACGCGGCGCTGCTGGGTGATCTGGTGGCCGCCAATATTGGCAAGCGCGGGTTCACATACAGCCACCACAGGGATGCAGAATCTATAAACTGGATCCGCCATGCGAACCAATGGGGTTTCACTGTCAATCTGAGCGCCAACGACCTGGCCGATGCCGATGCCCTTGCCGATGCCGATGCGGGCCCGGTCGTTGTCGTGCTCCCGTCAACGCAAACCAGCAACACCACGACGCCACGCGGCCGCGCGGTCATAGTGTGCCCGGCCACCCAGCGCGACGACGTCAGCTGCGCGACGTGCCAGCTGTGCCAGCGCCAGCGCGCGGCTATTGTGGGATTTCCCGCTCACGGTACGCGCCGCCGGGTTATTGATATCAAATTAGCAGCATAAGGGGCAAACCATGGATAAACAATTCCCGACCATACCGGCCAGCGCGGCCGTGCCATGCTTTAACTGTGATCGGCCGATCATGGCCGCGCCGGAATACGACGCCACTCAAGCGCGCGGCCAATGGCGCGCTTATTGCAAAACGTGCGATATGCATACTTTTTTTGATCGGACCGCGCCATGATCCGCACCATGCGCGCACGATATCCCGGCCGGTGCGCGGCCACCGGCGCGGCCATACGGCCCGGCGCTTTGATCTACTATGACACGGCCGCCCGGCGCGCGACGCTGGCCCCGGTGGCCAATAATTACGTTAGCCACGTAATCGATTTTGGCGACGGCCGCGAATACTATCGCAACAAAAAAGGCCGGTGCGAAGACGCCCCATGTTGCGGATGCTGCACCATATAGGACTATCTTTAATCGGCCGTCGCTGGCCGATTAGGGGCTATTCCTGGCCACTAACCTAAACTGGAGTAAACACCATGCAAACCACAATTCAGATCAAAACGATCAAAGCGCTGTTACATTTCACGGCCAAAAAAGATATCCGCTATTACCTACAGGGCGTGCATATCGAACAAGGCCCGACCGGTACTTATGCGGTGGCCACTAACGGCCATTTTATCGCGATCGCGCGGGTAGATACCCAGGCGCAAACCCCGGCCAGCGTGATCGTCGGATCGGACCGGCTGGCCGCTGCGATTAAAGGCGCGAAAGGCGCGGCCATGATCGAACAATATGACGGGGCTAGAGTGACGATCACAACGACGGCCGGGGAAACGACGGCCGACGCGGTCGAAGCACAATACCCAGATTGGCGTCGGGTGATCCGCGCTCCGCAAACCGGCGAACAGGCGTACTTTAACCCGGAATATCTGGCCACGGTCCAAAAAGCAGCCGGGGAATACCACGGGAACAAGGGCACGCTATACCACGTCACGCAAAACGGTAACAGCGTCGGGCATTGTGATATCGACGACGACCTACAGGTGTTCGTAATGCCCGTGCGTGGTGCGGACCGGCCCCGCGTCGCGCCCTGGGTGGCCACCTGCTAGTTCACCCTCTAAGCGCTGCGCGCCAGCGCTTAGGGGTTTGTACTATTGCAAACCATAATCTACTGGAGTACCCTACCATGCATCCAACTATTGCAGCAGCGCTGCGCCCATATATGCCACACTCAGAAAATGAACGCGCCGCCTACCTAAGCGACGACCGCACCACGCAAATGCTACTCGCGCGCCTGGAGGCGCTCGAGGACGCCGCCGGGGTATTCCTGCACGCTATCGAAACCTACGGTTTGGACAGTGAACAGGGCGTCGAGGCCGAAACTACACTGCGGGGGATGTTGTGATCCGGCGCGCGCTCGAAGCGCTCGCGGTGGCGACAGTGTTGTCTATCCCGTGGGCGATCTACTTTTACAACATGACGCCACCATGATCGCATTATTTGCGGCCTTAGTGGCCGCGCTGCTGGCGATCCTTCTTAACCTATGATTCAGCCCCTTCGGGGGCTTTTTCTATGGCCCTACGCAGGTCTGAACGGGTCATTCTGTCGGCCATCTCCGGCGCGCAGAAGATATGCTTTTTCGTTTGGTATTCACGGGACGCGAGGCGGCCCATGTCAATCCAGCCCGCTTCCTTCAAGGCGTGCATAAGCGCAGCAGGCACCACCTTCACGCCAGGGGGCGCAAAGTGCTGTAGTTCGTCGCAGACTGCGAAGAATGGCGCGCCTATCACGCCGCCAGCGAACGCACGGGCGCGGCCCCGGATCATGTTCACGAGGAACGATTCCGCGCCGCTCATGCCATGCTCAACCATGATGGCCTTCGCTTCAGTCATAGGCGGCGGGGCGGACGGGTTCCACGCTGACACGTCACGCGATGCCAAATACGCGGCTACAGCAGCAAAGCCGCCACGGTGCTCGTACCAGTTCCAAAGGGCCACGGCCTCCGCTTCTGGCAGGCGGTCGGCCTCAGCCCATAGGCAAAACCAACGGCGGTCCTCGCTGGGGATGCTGATGGCCGCACGCTCGTTTGAAAATGCCACCACGAACACGCGATTGAGCGCCATATACGGATGCAAGCCCTTGCGGTTCACGGGGAGCAATTCGGGCGGGGCGGCGATGATGGGCTTGAGGACATTCTCCAGTGCGCGGCGGTCACGGGCCTCGGTCTGGCGCAATTCGGCGATCTCCATCACTTCGCATTCGAGGGCGTAGCCCCATTGGGAGCTTAGGTCTTCGGACTTCACGAGGGAACAATTCGCCTTGCCCTTGCCGCCTATCGACCAAAAGAACGGGGCGAATAGGGTGTCCTTGCCGGAGCCAGGCGCGCCGCCCATCAGGATGGCGTGATTGATCTTATGGCCGGGGAACTGCACCTTATGGGCAAGGGCGTTTAACAAGTGTTCACGCTCGAACGCTATCGGGACCATGCGCTCAAGGTGGCGCATCCACGGGGACACATCACCCGGCACGGGTTCGGGGCGGGCGTCACGCCAGCGGTTGCCGTAGACCAGCCCCTCACGGGCCACCAGCACCGAGCCGCCTGCGGCAAAGGTGATGCCGACCAGCGCTTTGGCGCCTTTGGCTTGCCGGTTCTCGTCGAACGAGACCGACGCCTCGACCATACGCTTACCGCCCTGGTCGCGGGTGGACACGCAGCGGATGTGGCGGAACAGGGCGTTGAACGTGCCACGGGACAACTCGCGGCGGTCAGTCATGTCGAAATAGGCGTCGTCGTCTTGGATGTACGCAAAACGCTCGTACCACTGCGACTTTTCAATTCGACCAAGCTCGCGCTGCTCCACGGCGGCAATGACCTCGGCGGCGGCGTCCGGATAGTCGGGCGTTGGGGCCAGCTTGGACAGCGCGCCATCCATCACTGCGGCCAGCAACTCGTCCCGCAGGCCATGCGCGCGCGACGGCCCGCCCTGCTGCTCGACCCAATCGAGGTACGCCTCGCTGTCCCACTCGGAGCAATGCTCATGCAGGCAGCAGTACGCCCTGTTGAGTGGGTTGTAGCGGCCCATCGGGTTACCGTCGGAATGCTCGCCACTGTTGGGGCACACGACGCCCCACCAGCCAGCGGCGTTACCGCGCTCCAGCAGATCGCCACGCGCCGCGACCCACGCCAGCACGTCGTCGCCACCATCGTCGGTAAGCCGGATCGGGCGCACGGTCGCGGTGTCGGCGGGGTTTGGGGTCACGCCCAAGGCGGTGCAGATGGCATCGAGGGAGAACTCGCGGTCGGCGTGGAACTCAACCAGACGGGACGCAAAGCGGTCACGCCCAGGCTTGAGGTTGAGCGAGCCGGGCAGTCTGAAGTTACGCACGGGGTTGATGGCCCCGCCGTCGGTGTAGCCCGCGTCGGCGATGGCCACGATGGCTGCGGCGAAGTCGCCTTTCATGGGCTGGTCGTCTAGGGCAAAGGTGTAGCCGTATTGGAAATTGTCGGGGCTGGTCTCCATGATCCACGTCGGGGCGATAGGCGGCACTTTGGCCTTCGTGCCCACGTCGTCCAATACAAGGAACGCCACCCGCTCGCAATTGTCGGCGCGGGCCGACGGGCGGCCAGCCTCGAATCGGTCAATGATGAAACAGCCGGTGTTGCAGTACCACGCTTGGTCGGCTTTCCACTTGTCGGGCAGGTACGCGGGCCATGAGCACTTGATCGCGCCGTCGGCGTGGAACTGCTCGGGCTTGGCGGGCTTCTGCCGCACGAATAGGATGGTCTCGCCTTCGGGCGCTATGTTGGCCAAGTAGTCTAGAAAATTCATTTTCCGTATCGCTCCATGATTGAGACTTCAGCGTCTAGGGGTAAACCCTTGGCCCAGTCGGGCGGGGTACACATGATCGAGCGCAGCGCATCAGGGTCGGGCGTCGCGGTCTCGATCACGATTTCATCGTGGACGTGGAGAACCACATCCTCAAGCTGGCGCAGCGAATGGCGCAGCAAGTCATTGGCCACGGCCTGGGTGATGTTCTCACAGGCAAGCCCCTTCCACAAGCGGGCGCGGGGCCATTCGGTAGCGTCAGCGGCGGGCTTCCATGCAGCCTTGGCATAGGTGATACCTTCTGATTCGAGACGGGCGTAGGGGTAGCACAAAACGCGGCCAGACGGGAGGGCGTACCACAGGTGCTGGCCGTCATACATATAGGTGACGCGGCCTGCGCCGAATTCTTTGCCCTTATTCCGCATGGCGCGGGTGTACGCGGATTCTAGGTCTTGCCAGTACGGTACAGACCAAGGGTTTGCCCTACGCCACCCGTCCACCATCCGGCGGGCGTCGGACTCGGGTAGGGTAATCCCGTAGATGCGGCCCATCGCGGCAAACGCCCCGACGCCGCCGGCAAAGCCGCAGGCTAACTCCTGCACCTTGCCAATCTGGCGCTGGTCTTTGGTCACTGCGGCCACGGCCACGCCGAACGTCGCGGCGGCGTTGACTTTGTAGACATCCTCGCCGGACGCGAAGAGCGCCAGCTTGGCGTCGCCCTTGCCGGACAACCAAGGGTTTACCCTAGCTTCGATGGCAGCCCAATCGGCGACGACTAGGTGTTTACCCTTGGCCGGTATCAGTGCAGGACGGAGCATTCCTTTGAGAACGTCGGTGACTCGTTTGCCGTATCGGGGAACGATTGCATGGCCACGAACCATTGAACGGCGCACATCTTCAGGAGCCTCAGCACATTTTCGGGTGAAGTTGTGGACTTGAGCGCCGTAACTTGATGCACGGCCTGTTGCGGAACCCCCTGCGAACACAAAAGCGCCGCGAACTCGTCGATCCTCTTCATCTGATAGCTGTGCCAAGCGGCTGAACTTCGCAACCGAGGACGCCCATAGGTCGTCGGCGCATTGGATGACTTCTTGTACATCGGGGGGCACTCCATCACAATTGAGTAGGTTGAACCGGACGGTCTTGTCAATGCTGACTTTGCCGTCTTTCTGCATCAGCTTGCGGGCCTCGTCGTCCACACGCTCGAACACCCAGTCGCGCATCTTCGGTGAGCGCACGCTGGTGATCGCGCCCTCGGTGACCTCGGCCACAATGTCTTGGATCTCGACCAGTTCGGTGCTGGCGTACTTGACCGCAGCGCGGCATAGTTCCACGTCGACCAGGACGCCCCGGTCGTTGATGCGCTCGTTGACATGGTAGTCGGTCAATTCCTGCTGAGACAATTGGCGCATCGCTTTGCAGATGGCGCGCATGGCCCGCACGTCCTGCTCACAGTAGGCCACCATCTCGGCGGTCAACTCGGGCGATTCTTCGTAGGGCGGCACGCTCATCTTGCGGATTAGTTGAGCGCCGCGATGGTCTTTCTTCATCGACGCGCCAGCAAAGCGGCCCACGTCCTCAAGCGAGCCAGGGGCGCAGTTGGCGCGAGCCGTTGCTGCGGTGCAGACAAACTGCTCTAGGTGGAAGTTAATCTGCAACACGTACCAAAAAATTAGGCGTTCAAACGCTGCGTTATGGGCGTAAATAAACCCATACCAATCTCGCACCCGATGCGGGAACGGCTGGCCGGGCAACCATGTCTGCACGCCCTCGTCGTCGAAAGCGTACGACATACACAGCACCTCGGTCGTGCCGTGCTGCGCGTAGTTGTAAACGCCTGCGATTTTTAGGTCGCAGGCGCTACGGGTTTCAAAATCAACCCAAAGAGTCATCAGGCCGCTACGCGACGACGACGACTTGGGGCTGCTTCTACCTTCGGTGGCTCTGGCTCACCATCAAGAGAGACCCAATCCACGACCTCGAAGACCGGGGTAAAAATCCGGCCATACGACTTGTGCTGGTAATGCTCCTTTTTGAGGCGCACGACCGGCACGGGTTTGGATTGGTCTTTATCGACCTGATCTGCCAAAGCCACCGCAAGAGCCTGAACGCTGCGCTTGCCGCCCACCGAGGTGGTCGTAAAGCGGGCTTCCATGCCCTTGTCTTCGCCGCTGATGCACTTCAGCGACATACCCACCTGTGTCTCCCAGCCCTTTTTGGCGGCTGGCGGCGCACCGTCCAGTTCCGGCAGGGGTTGAGATACAGGCACCATTTTTTCGCCCAACACTTCGCCGTCGCCCCAAGCAATAAAGCCGTGGACAAAGCTGAAAGGATTGACCGCCCAAGTGCTGTCATCTTCCACTTCGGTCTGATCCGCGCCGAACACCCAGTGCCCGGTTTTGTCCATCTTGAGGATGACATTACCGGCTGGGCCTACATCGGATTGGATTGCCCGCAGGGAAGTTGCGAGGGTGGAGACTGCGGGCAAGCCCGCTTGAGAGAACGCTACTAGATTTGACATGATTGTCCTTATTGCAGTTTAGAAAGGGCAGACGTTAATTGCTTGCCCAACAAGATCACCTCGGGGCGTGGATCATCCACGCTGGCCAAGGTGTTACCTGACGAGATGGCGACGACCAAATCGTCCGGCAGGCCGATCTTGCGCTTTTTGAGCGCCTTTTCAGCCTTGGCCGGAGAGATTACGGACACCTCCATCACTTCAGATTCTGGCAGACTTTTGAGCAGTTCGGCTTTGGCCTTGGTCTCATCAGTCCATGAACGTGTGGCCCGTTTGGCCACCAATTTGTACCCTGGCACGGGCGCACCCGACTCCAGCATAGCGAACGCCAAAGCGCGCAGATCGGTGATCCACTGCTCCAGCATATCGGCGTTGGCCAAGTACGACCCCAGCATCTGGGTGTCGATGGCTTCGATCTGCATTTTTAAGGTACGGTCGACCGCGCCGGTCATCTGTGGGCACACCGGCTTGGCGGCGCACCAGCGGCAGTGATCGCCCACTTCCAGCTTGGCATTGGGCTTCTCGGACGCCTTGACGGCCTGCACCAGTTGCAACTCAAACGTTGCGATGCGCTCGGGTGTCGTAACCCATCGTTTGACAGCGGGCGGCTGGACAATGACCATCTCAATCTCGGTCACGCCTTCAAACGCCCACTGGGCGGCGGGTGTCCGCATGGCCGCAGCGGCGTAGAACATCAGTTGCGGGTTTTCCTCGACTTCCACAGCGACACCATCACCGAACTTCCAATCAAGAACAACAGCGCGGCTGCCCAAACGACCAATAAGGTCAGTAGAGCCAAAAACACCGGGAAGTAGATCACCAAAGTCCACGCTTGTCTCAGCTTCAATTTCCATCTCCTGCTTGGGGTCGATCTGATCTAGCGCCGCCAGCGCGGGCTTGAGTTTGTCGTCGATCAATTCCTGCGTGAGCGTCTGGTCTTCGTACTTGGTTCCAAGGTAATGCTCCGGCGGCTGGCCCGACATGACGATCTCGGCGATGACGTTGTGCAGCAGCGTACCCTCATCGGCGTACTTGCTGCTGGGCTTCGGCGGCATCTTGGCCACCAGCGCCACACTGCCTGGGCAGTTGATGACGCGCTTGGCGGTGCTACCGCCGACGATATTACTGTGATTCATCTTTTGGCTCCTCTTTAGTGAAAGTGAATGTTTTGGTGTAGCTGTATCGGTCTGTTTCTACCTGATCGAACATATCTGGGAACTTGGCTTGCGCCCATTCCAAGAGGAGGCGCTCGGCCTCGGGTAGTGTAATTTTCAGTTCCATTTGACTCTCCTGTAGTTGATGAGGCGTTCAGTGTAGCACAAATATTTTTCTGTCAAGAACTTTTTTAGTGTTACATTTGCGGCATGAGAGAATCAGAAATCGAACGGCACTTCGTCTGGACGGTAGAGCGTATGGGTGGCATCACCTACAAGTTCACCAGCCCCGGACGTAAGGGCGTGGCCGACCGGATCGCCTGCCTGCCGGACGGCTCGACGTGGTTCGTGGAACTCAAGACCAAAGGCGGGCGGCTGTCAAAGCTACAGATGTTATTCGCTGAACAGATAACTTTAGTAAACCAAAAGTATGCGTGTTTGTGGACTAAGGAGCAGATTGATGACTGGCAACGAAATTAGAAAGCTGGCGTGGGATCAGTTTAAGCGGCATCCTAGCGAGGCCGAGATTGAATTGGCGTTGGCGGCGGTGCGGCTTGACCGCGCGATTGTTGTGCGTGAAATCAGACACAACGCGGCAGGCATTCAGGCTGGCGTTGCCAAATTTGACCTTTGGGCATTGGCCCAATACATTGAGAGCGCAGTGAAGTGAAACTTAGACCCTACCAAGAGCAGGCGGCTGACTTCCTGTTCGAGCGCGACAGGGCGATGATCCTCGCCCCTGTGGGCGCGGGCAAAACAGCCATCACGCTCACGGCCATGCAGGATATGCTGCAAGCTGGCCACGCCAAGCGCTTCCTCGTGCTGGCCCCCAAGCGGGTGGCCGCCAGCGTCTGGCCGGTCGAGCAGCCCAAGTGGGCACCTGGCGTCACGTTGGCCGCAGCCGTGGGCACAGCCAAGCAACGCAAGGCGGCGTTTGCATCTGATGCCCAGGTGGTGGTGACCAACTACGAGAACCTGCCCAAGGGCGACTTCGACGCGGTGGTGTTCGACGAACTGACGCGGCTCAAGAACCCTAGCGGCAAGCGCTTTAAAGAACTGCTGAAATTCCTCACGCCCATCACCATCCGGTGGGGGCTGACCGGCTCATTCACCAGCAACGGCCTAGAGGACGTGTTCGGTCAGTGCAAAGTTGTCGACCAGGCGTTGCTGGGGCGCAGCAAGGGCGCGTTCATGCAGCAGTATTTCGTCTTGATTAACCCTGACTTTGGCGAGTGGATGCCGCGCAAGGGCAGTCTGGAGAAAGTCATGGCCGTGATAAAGCCCGCCACTTTCGTCTTGGACGCTGGTGAGTATAGCGACCGGCTCCCGCCGCTGCACACCGTTGAGGTGCGCTGCGACCTGTACGACCGCAAGCCCTACGAGACCATGAAGAAAGACTTTGTGCTGAAGGACATTACGGCGGTTAACGCCGCAGTGGCCACCGGCAAGCTGCAACAGTTGGCCAGCGGATTTGCGTACAACACAACGCAGACGCCATCGCACATACCGGGCAAGTGGATCACAGTCCAGACGCCAGTGTGGTTTGACACGGCCAAGTTTGACCGGCTGCATGAATTGTTAGAGGAGAACCAGCGTGCCAACACGATCATTGCCTACAACTACCAAGAGGAACTTGCCGAACTCAGACGGCGATACCCTCACGCGCAAACACTGGATGACGACCGCGCCATTGAGCGTTGGAACGCAGGTCATATTGAACTGCTACTTGTCCATCCGAAGTCGGCGGGCCACGGCCTTAACCTCCAGCACGGCGGCTGCCGGATCGTATTCTTGTCCTTGCCCTGGTCGCTTGAACTGTACGAGCAGACCATCGGGCGGCTGCACCGTAGCGGCCAGCGGCATGACGTGTGGTGCTACGTTATGTTAAGTAACAAGACCGTGGACGAGCGCATCTGGGCCGCGCTGCACGACAAGCGCTCGATCTCTGATATTGCTATGGATGAACTGAAATGCTAGAAAAACTCAAAGCCCAACTCAAGGCGGCCAAGGCCGAACTGAAAGTCCGCGCGCGCAACGTCAACGCCGCCTACAAGGCGTATGACCGCTGCTGCGATCTCATCACCAAACTGGAGAACAGAATTGAAATCTACATGGCGAAGCGTAAATGACTACCTGCACACCTTGTCCGAGGATGAGGTGCTGCGGATGCTAGACGAGGAACGCTCTACGCATAAACGGGTATCCATGCTGGAGCGTCTGCACCAGCGGTACAGCAGCCTGCGGACTACGCGGGAACGAATTGAAATTTTACGAGAGGCACGACAGGTATGAAACTCACAGACAGCCAGCGCCGCCAGCTACGCTCTGCGGCCATATTTGGTGGCGATTACGTCCACAACGTAGTTGATTCACTTCAAAGGGAAAACCCCGACGCCTTCTGGCGTGAATCCGAGTTAAAACAGCGCCGGTTCTACCATGAGCCGATTGGCGCACCCCACAAGTCCTACGTGCAACGCTATAAACCAGGAGCATTCAAATGAGACTGATCGAAACCATTTTTGCCCTGATCGGCGCGTGGTCTGTGATGATGGCCGCGTTCTTTTGGGTTGGTTACGCCACCTATTGCCCGCCGTGCGACAGTGTGCTGGCGGTGTTCACGGAGACTTGCAAATGACATCACAGGAATTCTATGGCGCAGGATATGCAATCCTTGTCTACAGTGTTGCGCTAACCAGTTTGGTGTGGCGTTATGGGGATAAGACTTTTACAACGCCGATGGACGTGGAAATTAAGTATGTGTCAGGGCTGCGCGTTTTGGAGATGAAAGCATGATCATTACGCTTAAGCGACTGTTTGCTACTCCATCGCCACTTGAACTAGCTGCACGCGAATTGGTGCAGGCGCAGCGGGCCAAGCTGGAAGCTGAGAGCGCGCGCGAGTATGCCTACCACATGGTCAACTACAACGACGACCGCATTGCGCGGTTGCAGGGGCGGTTGAACGAATTGAAAGGAGAAACAGCATGAACGACGACGATACCGATAGCGGTGGGGACTTCTTTGTTGACGCAGTGAAGACCATCATCGGCGTGGGCTTTGTTGCATTGCTTGTGGTTACCGTTGGCGCGGCCATTTGGGAGTTCGTAGCATGAAAACACCTGAAGACGAAGCGTTTGACGAACTTGCCCGCAAGCAAGGTGCGTGGGGCGGTGGCTATCAAGCCAAGCGCAATATGGCTGCGGACAAGTTGCAGGAGCCTAGTGCTACGCGCCCATGCAGAAGTTGTGGTGGAACTGGTGAGCGCTGGACAGGGATTGACGAAGCACCTACATCAATTTGCAAGCCATGTGACGGAACAGGGCAAATAGCCTTGGCACAGCCAGCGCAGGAGCGCGAATGGGTAGGGCTGACGGATGATGAACTGGCTGACCTTTGGTACAAGGAATCGCTTGATTGGATGGAATTTGCCCGCGCCCATGAAGCCGCATTAAAGGAGAAGAATTCTTGATCTGCCCACAATGCAACGCGTGGACTCGCGTGCTGGAGACCAGGCACAAATACGACAATCAAGTCTATCGGCGCTATGAGTGCGCCAATACGCACCGTTTTTCAACTATGGAATCAGTCAAACTATGCCCAACTTCGCCGCGTGGAGCCACGAAAACCTTGCCAAGTTTGCAGAAGAATCCTACGTCCGACTAAGGGAGCAACAGGATGCGCTGGAGCAGGCCACCGCCAACTTCAAAGACGCGATGGTCGAACTACGCAAGCTAAACGATCACTGCGCCAGCTTGGAGTTGGGCAATCGTTAAGCCGCCGGCGTATTGAAAGTGCGGGTACTCTTTGAACGTCTTCCAATCGCCAGCCCACTCTAGGCCGCAAGCCTTGCCAATCTCGCCGACCTGTTTCCACATAGCCTGGTCATCCCATATGGCCTTGCCGTTGACCAGCGGCACAACATCTAGGGCGCAGCGGTGGTTGTGCCATGACTGACCGGCCTTGGCTCTGGTCACAATGTTGCCAGGGGTTGTGCGGCCTTGTGCATAGAGCGCGGCTTGGCTCTCGTTGTCGCGGTAGGTGGACGTTACCAGCAAGTCAATGCCTTTGGCTTTGGCAGCGTCCACAAACGCTTGTGCCCGTTTCTTTACGGGCGGGGCTAGGTCATCAAGACTTCTTGAGTTGATCACTTTTTAATTCCACATAAACATCAATGCAAGTCCCTTCAGCGCGGGCGTGCGTGTTTTGCAAGTACCAATTTACTTTCTCGTTGATGGTTTTAACGCAAAGCGCCCGGTCGGTGTAGATGGTCTGTTGCTGGAGGAATTCGCACTTCTCCAGCACGCAGATGTACATGACGGGAACCCAGATCATTTTGGCTCCTCATTTGTTTCACCATGAGACAGCTTCACACCAGCCAGCAGGCCAATGAAGCCACCGACAATGGTTTGAAACGCGGGCGAGATGAGTTTGAAAATTTCGGCGTTGTCCACGACTGGGTTAAACAGCCCCGCCATCAAAACCCCAACCATGCCAATCACCACAACGCACAGGGTGAAGCTGACCATGAGGGTCACAAGAAACGTCAGCTTGGCTTTCATTTGGCGGCCACTCCGTTGATTTTCTCAGCGGTACGCATACCGCCTAGGCCAAGCATTCCCAAAAGCAAAGGCATCATTGTGCCCATGTCCATCTGCGGAAACTTGATTGGATGGCCGTAGACCGCTGCGCCCCATTCAGCCAACGGGCCAACAACAAACTGCACGGCAAAGCCTGCGCCGCACACCCAGCCAATGCCTGGTCGCCAACCGCTGACAAACACCGATGGGTTGGCGGCTTCGGCCTTGTTGATGTCAAGCTGACCGGCAATCATTGCCAGTTCGCCAGACTGCTGTAGTTTTAACAGTTCTAGCTTGGCAGCAGCAGCTTGCGCTGGATCCGGCCAGAGCCGATCCATGACCTTGCCGCCGATGTCTAGAAGCGCGGAAACAGGATCAAGTGCCATTGGGTGTTCCTTTGTTGGTGCGGATGTCTACGATTTTCTCTGCGGTCTTGCCCGCAAAGATAGCGGTGATCACAATGATCATGGCCTGACCCAGCAAATCCACATACGCGCCTCGTGTCTCTAAATTGAAGACCGATAGCAACGCAAAGAAAAAGTAGGAGAACAGCAAGAACGCAACCGTGACTGGCTGGATGTTCTTAGCTAACCAAGATTCATTTTGCTCGTTCATAGAGTTTCTCAATCTTTGTTCTGACGCTCATGGTATCCGTTGCGCCTAAGACTTGCGCCAGATTTGTGTAAATGAGTACCAACTGCTCTTTAGTGCAGACTTGGCCCGAGTCATCCAACCATTCAACAATTCGATCATGGCGTTCCTTTGGGTTGTGGTTGCTGTACGCAATGTTTACAAAGTCGCTGACGCTGCACTCGCGCTTGACTGTCGCGCCGTAGACGAACGACAGCAAGACGATTGGTACAAGCCAACGCACATTGGTTTATTCGTACACAATGTTAATGGAACCACTGTCAAATGTATCGACAGGGGATCCTGTATTGCTGCCAATAATTCTTAATGTTGACAACACTCCTGTTATTGCTTTTGCGCCGTTAGCAACTGAAGAAACATTAACACTTACACCAACGCCTGTTGAAGACATTACCCAAGTATTGCTTGCACTATCTTGCAAAGTAAGAAAGATAGTTCCATAATGGAAATTTGCGGCTGAATTTGTGCCAGTTATTGCCCATTCAGTTGAATATGTAACCCATGTTGATGGAGTAAAAGCGCCACCGTTATAACCAGATGTTTCAACACCAGAAACAGGGCCAATTTGAAGTGCAAGATTGCTGCCGCCATTTGTACTAACGGCATTTAAAAGTATGGTAATTCGTCTAACCCAACTTGGTATTGAACTAAATGAAATACTTGTTCCACTTGTAGACGCAACAGAAGTGCCCAATGTCAAATAGCTTGCGCCAGCTACAAGGCCAGATCCAAGCGTTTTATTTGTCAGTGTTTGCGAACCTGTCAATGTTGCAACAGTGCTGTCAATAGAAAGTGTTCCGGTAGAAGTAATGGGGCCACCAGTAAGGCCGGTTCCTGATGCAACAGATGTGACAGGCGTTCCAGAAAAAATACTTGTCCAAGCGCCATTGATGTAGCCTTCAACGCCTGGTGTGCTAGTGTTGTAACGGATCATGCCGTTGGACGGCGTAGGACGCTCTGCGGTAGTACCAGCGTTTAATTTCATTGCGCCGTTTCCGGTCAACGTAAACGCGCCAGATGCTGTTAGCGTAGTAAACGCGCCGGTGTTAGGTGTGGTGCTTCCAATTGGCGGCGGGGCTGCCAACGCGCTAACGTCTAACGCCGCTGCAATGTTATCCACCGTGTACAGCAGCACATCAGTTGCAGTTTTAACCACAAACTTGTAGCTTACGGTGGACAAAAGCCAGATATTGGCTTGGCCGTAAGAGTCCAAAATGATAGGGTTGGTGTTTGCCGTGCCAGCCGAATAGTCAGTGTAGGTGGCAACCGGTGTCGTTGTGCCAGCAGCGTAGGTGTAAATCTTCCCTCCAACTAGCGGAGCGCCGTCAGAGCCAAAGATTTGCTGCTTGGGTGTAGGTGATAGTCCGGCCATATCATTTGTCCTTGTCTTGTTTGTTTTCCAAACGGTCAAAAATCTTACTGAGCATTTCTTTGATCTCTTTCATGTCGTCGCGGTAGTCCTGCCGCGCAACGTAGACCAAGGGTAGTTTACTGAGATCCGTTTTCAGTTCCTGCACCGCCGACCACAGTTCACGGGCGAACCATCCGGCCACCGTCAAAGCAGCGCCGAATAGGATGTTGAGTAGATGCTGATCCATTATTGGGCATTCAAAGCGTTTTGGTTTTCGGGGGCAAGGGCGTTTTGTGCTACGCCAATATTTCTAACTTTTTCCGCGCTCACTTTTTGTGAGAACGGGTCAAACATCTTTTCGCCTTTCACTTGCCGAGCTTTTGCTTTCATCAGCGCGGTAGCAGCGGCTTGTGGATCAAGCATTTCTGTGGCGATCTCAATGGCCATCTTTTCGTTTACGCCGCCTTTTAGACGGCGGACAATCTCATTGGCCAACGTAGCGGCGCGGTTCAGAAAACTTGGGGATTGCAACCCTGCCAATGCTTCCGAGCCAACGGTAAGAAGATCAGGGCCAGCTTTAGCGCCTTTGCGCCCTTGGTATTCTGCGGCGGCGATTCTCGATAAGTCATCCTTGATGCCGTCAATGACTGCCATTTGTTCTGGCGACATGATCTTGGCCAAGTTATTGTAACGAGGCAAACCTGTGGTTGCTTTTTGTATGGTGCCGGGCGCGTTTTCCACAGCGGTAGCAAATCCAGCTGCGCGTAGGCGACCTGTTTCTTCACCCAAAATAGGTGTGAGTTTGCCTTCCAAGAACTGCCCAATTTGCATTTGATTGATAGGCTTGCTGCCCGCAGAAAACAACGTCCGCGCTTGACCGTACTCGGGCACTTTGTTTTCAAACCAATTCATAAATTGGCCGCGCGTATTGGAAATTGCGTTGACTTCGTTTTTACCAATGCCAAATGTGGCGGGGTCGCGAATCAAGTCATCAAACGCCAGCTTCATAAAATGCAAGCTGGAACCAGGGTAGCTGGCCACTTGAGCGGGAATAGTCGTGCTGCCCACTGGAAGACCGTTTGGCCCCAAGATAGGCGACGGTATAGTCTGCGCGGGCGCATTTTGACCAATTTGAAATGTCTGGCCTTTTTCTTCCGCAAGCTGTTTAGCCCGGGCCAATACTTTATCCATTGATGGGCGCGCCGTAAGAACGGCAAACGCCGCATCAGCAGGGACAACAGCTTGATCTGCAATTTTGTATAGCGGATCGGATACGCTTGTTCTTGCAGCTTCAGCGGCGTTGATGTCTGCCTCAGTTTTGCCGACGCCGCGTATGGCTGCAAGTTGGGCTTCCTTTTGCGCCGCTTCGCGGGCCAGATAATCGCTGGGCAGTTTTTCTGCTGCTTGTTTGCCAAGCGCCGCAAACCGCGTAGCGCCCGCAGGCGTGGCGGCTTGTGCGGCGGTAGGAAGCGAGCCTGGAACTAACTCAGGCGCGTTTAGCAGCGCGTTGAGAATTTCAGGCGTGCGCCCTTCCGCAGCGGTCGTGTAGGCTTTGGACTTAGGGTCTAGCGCGTTGAACACCGCTTTGCCGCCTACACCGGTAGCTTTGAGGCCTAAATTGGCCGCACCAACCACAGGCGCCATGGGATTTGTGACCGTCGCCGCCGTAGTCAGCGCTTTGGATACGGCTGGGGCGACGCGGGCAGTAGCCGATGCGCCGCCCGAAAATATCATGGATAAATCCGCCGCAGCCCCTACAGGATCAGTAGCCAGCGTGGCTTTGATCTTGTCCATATCGCCGTATCTTTGCTTGTACTCGCCGCCCACAGCATTTGCAGTCTTGATTGCGCGTTGCTGGGCTTCTGGATTGACCTCAATTGCGTTGATGGCTGACTGCACAGCTTTGGGCATGGCATTGTAAAAGCCACCCGCAGCCAAGTCCGATATGCTGGTCAGAGTGTCAATTGGATGCGCTAGGCTTTGGACAATTCCACTTACAAATTTACCTGCGCTTTGGGGCACGTTGGCCAAGGCTTCGCCGCCCACATCGCTCCAGCTTCGGCGAGGTGCAGGCATACCCTCACTAGCAGGCCGCGCGGTTGATAAGTCAAACCCGGTTACAGGTTTGGCTGTGGATAGGTCAAAGCCCGCCATCATGGCACCTCTTTGAAAGATTTTCCGTCTGGGCTGACGTATGCTTTCTTGCCGTTTGCGTCAATCTGTAATGTCCATTCAGCAGGCACGCCCGCCGGTCTAGTTGCTGCCGCCGCTTTTGTCACGCGGGCGGGAACAACAATTGGTTCGACAGAAATGCCCGTGCCGCCCAGCGCCGACGCGGGAATTTCTTTGGCGCGTTTGTTCCATGTCTCTGCGCTCGCCGTTGCAGCCTTGTGCGAAAGATCGGTCAAAGTGCGTAGTGTTTGTGCGTTGTAGTCGATTGAGCCGCCTGCAACGCGCTCCAAGAACTGCAAGTCCTTATCCGTAAATCCTTGAGCCGTCCCAAGACCGGAGCCTTTAATCATTCCTAGCGTATTTCGACCCAATCCGGAAATAAGGGTCTCCGTATTGGCTATCTTTTCATCGTTGCTTGCGCCAGCGGCGTTAAGGACGCGGGCAAGATTCAACTTAATGGTAGCGGCTGGGCCTACAAACACATCGCCTTGGTCCAAGATGGACAGCACGCGGTTAGCGTTAGCAGCCAATTCAGGCGCTCTGCCAGCCGCGTCGTATTTCGCCACATCCAAGTCCGCAATCTTGTTGCCAAACGCTGTGCCGTAAGATTTTTCGGCATTTTGCGTAAGGCTGATTTGTGTTGGCGGTGCGTGTTCGGAATGCGACTTCAGCCAAGCGTTTCTTAGCTTGCTTTTCTCTGTTTCGGGCAAATTCGACGCGGCCAATCCTCTTTCAAAATCGCTCATAGCTTTTTCGGGGATGTGGTTCAACTTTGCAAGTTGCAGCCTAGCGTTTGTTTTTTGCGTTTCGGTTGCTCTTGGGTCATCAAGAACGGCTTGTTCTTTTTGCGACGCAGTGCGGTCATCGCGCTGTTGGTTCTTGACCGCAATTTGCTCGGCAAGGTCGGCAGCTTTTCGTAACTCTCCTTTTTTACGTGCAGCAATTTCCGCATCCACTAATTTTTCCATCTCAGCGCGGTCGTCGCGCAACTGATTCTTAACCTTAATTTGATCGGCAATAACGTCAGCTTCTTTTGTATTTCCTGCTGCGCGCAAGGCGGCTTCTTCGCGCTGCAATCTTAAGATGTCAGACGGCGCGGCGGCGGCGGTGAGTGTGCCCTTGCCAGGAATAATAGATGTACCATCGGCGCGCAGATTGATAGGCGCGTTAAGTTCTTTTAGACGTGCTTCAATCCGTTTTGTTTCGTCTTCTTTGCCTTTTGAGAACGGCATTCTGTCCAAGACATCTAGACGATCATTTAGCCGCTTACTCTCAACACTTATTGCTTGAAGCGTAGCCTCGTTGCCTGCCAAAGCGTTAACTGGGGCAGCAGCGGCGGGAACCAAAGTGTTAAGAGCAACGGGGGTCAAATTGGCGGCAGAAGCAACGGGTCTAGCTTGCACTCCCTCTGCGACTGGTTGTGCCCCAGGCGTAACCAGCCCCGCGCCGGTGGCGTTAGGCATTCCAACTGCGCCAGCAACCGTAGGAAGCGGCGGCAACGACGCAATCCGCGCGCGCTCAGCTTCTTTTTCCGCACTTGTTTTCAATGCGTCAAGCAAATGTTGGCCATCCAAATTGGCGTGCGCCATAATCCATTGTTCTGGGCTTTTCTGGTACAAAAGTTGATTTTCTGCAAGCGCTTGTTCTTTTGATTTAACCCGCGCAGCCAACGGCCCCAAAACGGGATCTTTATACAGCGCTTCAACATAGTCGGTAATTCCGGCTGGGCCGCGCGCGGCTGCGTCCATAGGTGAATTAAGGGCGGTGAAATTCTTTTGATTTGCACCCAAAATTTCAGCGGCTAATTTGTCGCCTTCCATTCCGGCTTTTTTCTGCTCGGCAATTAATTTGGCGTAGCCCAGACCTGTCTTACCAAACGCCAACAACCGGCGCTGATTTGCAACATCATTCAAGTCGGGGTTGCCAGACAGAAAATTCTTAGCGCCTTCTTCCTCTTGCATAGCCCGCTGGGCGGCAGACATCTGCATTTGCCCAAGCTGGTTTTGCTGCATGGCGTTCTGAATGCCGACAGCTTGGCCGTATTGGGCCAATGGGCTTTCAATCTGGAGAGGTTGCGCGCCTAACGCGATCCGTGTATCGAGGGGCATGGTGTCTCCGATTTATCCGTAGAAAGCAGGGGCGGCTGTTGGCGCGCCAATATACCCCGTTGGAACCGCTCCAGTGTTGCCTTTAAGCGCGGCTAGTAAATTTTGCTGGTTGCTGTAGTTCAAATACGAACCCAAACCACTGGTGAGCGCGTTAGACGTTCCCATGTAGCCCGACGCGCGGGCGTTGGCCGCACCCATATAGCCTTCGCCTGTGGCGTTTGCGCCTTGCATTCCGTAGTTGCCTACATTAGACGCCATGTTTTGCCCTGCTGCGCCTATGGTGTTGGCGGTGCTTTGTCCCATACCGGTCAACGATTGCAGCGGGCCAAGACGCGCTTGGCGTTCAGCTTGGTAGCGGTTGAATGCGTTGGTGTACTCTTGCGAACCCATGTCCTGACCAAAGCGTGTAGCAGCCTTCAATGCGCCGCCAGAGATTAACCCACCGCGTGCAGCAGCAGACCGATCCAATGCTTTTTGGCCTTCCGACAACCGGAAAGCGTAGCCTGGGTCAGCTTGGAATTGTTCTTGACCAAACGGCGTGTATTTAGATGCTGCCACCAACTCGGGCAAGGCGTTGACGCCAGCTTGATAGAACGGCTGCTGCCGTTGGACATTTTCTCTGTATTGCTGCTGCTGCAAATCGGAAGCGTATCTAGATGCCTCTAATTGAGCTTGAGCGGCGCGTTCGGCTGCGGCAGCTTGTGTGTTTGCGGCTCTATCCGCTGAGTACGCGCCAAGTAACGCGCTTCCTCCAATGGCTGCTGCTACCCATGGCATATCAAACTCCTTCGCTCATAATTTGAGCAATATTTTGGATCTGAGCGCCATTTGCAGGCACTATAAGAACTTCATCTACTTCGTCTTCATCCGTGCAATCCGTTGCGTGGATGCAATACCAAACTACGTCTGTGAGCGATTTTACGCCGTGATGCTTGCCTGCGGCAATACTAAGGCACGCGGGGGCGTGCAAAACAGATTTTTCACCGTCGACCACCAATTCAATCGAGCCGCTGGCCAAGATGGATAAGTGGCTGTGTTTGTGGATATGTTGAACCAGCCAGCTATTAGCGGGAATGCGGGTTTCCTTGGCATATACGCCGCTGGAAAAATGATGTTTGATCATGTCACTTCCCTTCCGCTGACGCGCATATTGATGGCGCTGCCCGCACTGGCAATAGTTGAGATAAACGCGCCAGCTTGCAAGATTTGGCCTACCAACTCGGGAAAGATGTAAGTTTCGCTGGCCGCTAGTGACTTATTTTTCACAATCAGATTGCTATCGGCTGGAGTGTACGTTTCGGTCACCAAGTTGATGCTGATGGTCGCCGTGCTTCCGCTGACATTGGTAGCCGTAAACTTGTCAATGATGGTCGTAACCCCATTGGCCGTGTATTGCGTGGTTTGAGCCACGTCAACAAACTTGGCTGGAACTAGCGTTTTGGCAGTTACGGTCATAAAGCGCTCCTTTTACCCATTATGCTACTAAGGGCAAATTTTGCGTAGCCACAATTTTATTCATTTAGGCGCTCCAAGGTAGACCAATGGCACTTACAGGGTTTTTCAATTCGGCAATTTGTTCGGCAAGATTGGCCTCAATAGCACTTTTGTCAACGCCGTTAGCCCAGCACCAGTTCAGCACTTCCTGCTTAGTCACGCTGGCATAGGGGATGGATGGTGTGGCAGCAGCAAAGTTGCAAGTACCATAAGCGCCAGCAGAATAATTTTCATCAACAGCATCTACTCTCCAGTGTGCGGTAGTGATAAAACCATCTGCTATCAAGTAGTCTGTTTGTACGATATTCCAAGTTGTAGTCATGGTGAACTTTACTTAGATTCAAGTGCCGCAATACGGGCGGTTAGGGATTCAATGGTTGCAAGTGCTTTTTGTAAAGACATCACAGTAACCGCCAAAACAGAACGGTCATGGTAACCCCACGGTTTTCCTTTTTCGGGAATTGGCGCTGCTTCTGGCCCTATAGCAGCATTTACGTTTTGAGCGTAAAAACCTAACTGTCTATCAGCGCCAAAAGTTTCTTTCTTTTCATCGTTGTAATACCAATATCCAGGTTCCAACTTTTTAAGCATGGAATCGGTATCAACGGGTACACCATCTTTAATTTTCCATGTTTCATCAGAAACAGAAGATATAACGCCAGCGGCTGAAAATGTTGCCGCGCCAGCACCATAAGCTGGCATAGAAACGATGCCATCACCACGCACTAAAAATTCAGTAAAAGGCCCACCGGCATCGCCATCTGAGTCGGCAAGACACGAAAACAAGTTGTATGCAGAAGATGGGCCTAGCGTATTGGCGGCAATTAAAGATGTTCCCGTGTAAGAACCAATTGCCGCTTCAAATCTTCCTATTGTTAGTGTTGTTCCACTTGTTGCATATGCGTGTAATTTTGCCGTAATAGCGGAAGTTCCAACTCCTACATTTTGACTTGTGTTTGCGGTGATTGCTGTGGCTCCTGCACTTTGCAATGTGAGTGCTGTAGCAGAAGCCGATGTAATGGCGTTAATAGTCGGCGTGACAATTGTAGGGCTGTTAGACAACACCACATTGGTTGTGCCTGTTGATGTGGTTACACCAGTACCGCCATTTGCAACCGGCAAAGCAGTACCTGAATAGGTCAATGCCAATGTGCCTGAAGTGGTAATAGGGCTGCCAGCTACCGACAAAAAGCTAGGAACAGTTGCCGCCACACTGGTGACAGAACCTGAGCCTTTGCTATTGAAAGTAGACCAATCTGTGGAGGTCAAATAGCCGTTTACAGATGAAGTAGCGGCTGCCATGCTGATGGCAGGGGTAGCACCACCAGACGATACAACAGGGGCAGTGCCTGTAACACTAGTCACGGTTCCTGAGCCTTTGCTGTTAAAGGTATTCCAATCGGTGCTAGTCAAATAACCACTAGTGGTGGTATTTGCTGCCGCCATTGAAATGGCGGGTGTTGCGCCTCCAGATGAAACAACTGGCGCAGTTCCAGTAACACTAGTCACGGTTCCTTGCGGATTAGCCGCCGTGGTGATGCTAGTAACACGCCCATAAGTGTCAATAGTGACTACTGGCACTAGCGTTGCAGAACCCGTAGTTCCTGGCGTTGCTATGCCACTTGCCAAATCAATAACAGGGGTAGCGCCGCCAGTGCTAGTAACACGGTCTGTAGTGCCTGAAACAGAAGTGACTGAGCCAGTGCCTTTGTTGTTAAAAGTAGTCCAATCCGTTGCGCTTAACGCACCTCGATTGGTTGCCGATGCGGTAGGCAAATTTAGTGTAATAACTGGCGTGGTAGTGGAATTTGCAACTGTGGATGAAACATCCGTGCCAGATGTTCCTAGCGTAAGCGCCGCAACACTAGTGACTGTGCCGCCGGTAGTGTTAACGGCAGGCGGTGAAAGTTGCAATTCATCCAATGAAGTTTGATTGTTGCCGCTGCCCGTTAAAGTAAACAAATTAAGAAAAAACCGATACCATTCACGGGACATTAACCCCGTGCGGGGGTCAATAAAATCCACCCGCGAGGATGGGATATTGGTGACGTTCATTGGACTAGGCATTTGTCGGACTCAATATCAATTCAGCGCCCATAACGGCAATCTTTACGGGGTCAGTACCGGACACTTCGTAAACTCTATCCCGCAGCTTTAATGTCATGCCCAACCGCCGCCAAAATACGCGTTGGTAGTACGCTCCTATCTTACCCATTGGTGACCAATGCTCACTACTCCAAGTATGGCCGCCGTCATCCGACCAACGCAGCATAGCCTGTGGATCTGAGCCTTGGCCGTCAATAAGGCCAACGCCAGACTCGCAATTCAATTGCAAGCTGTGGTGTGCGGTGCGTTTTAGATTATTTTGCCCTGTTGGCAACGCCCGCCATGAACGCAACCATTTTTGGATGCCCCCATTGTCCGCGTAAATGTCTAGGCTGAACTGGTAGATATTTCCGTTTTCATAGTCGCCAACAATGGTATTGCCGCCAAAATTGCACTGGCAATTGCTGCGGTGGCGAACAAATACTCCATTATCCCAACCGGCACGCTCATGCCATGCTTGCGTGGACACATCATAGACCCATGTTGCGTCGCCGGTAGGAAATGTCAGCACATAAAAGGCGTGGCCTTCCTGTTGATAGGTGTAAGCAATAGCGTCTGAGATGTTGCCGTATTGGGCAATTGCATACTCAATGGCGTGCGTAGAGATGCGTTGGCCGGTGTAGCCGTTGGCGCGATAGACAATGCCCTGCCCGCGAGCATCGGTTCCTAGCCAAAACAGTCCATTGTCCAGCTTGGCAATAGAAAATGCCGCAACGCAACCAATCTCATTGAACGCGCCTTGGATGCGGGTTAATGGGAAATCAGGCAACCCAGCGTCATACCAAACCTCTACCGAGTCAGTGCCAAACAACCATGCTTCACGGTGGTCAACAATCAAACCCACCAATCCGTCTGGTGAACCTTCTGCGCTGGCAAAATCCAGCGGGTCAACCGATAGGCCATCCAGCAAAGCTGTGACCCATACGCGCTGACTGTTTGGCTCGTTAAAAACAAAGTACCCATCCAAATACCCAACCGTCACCGCGCCTGGAAAGTCAGGATCGGTGATTTGAGCAAAGACGTTGGTGACTTCGTTGTAGATAAATCCGTCTGGGTTGCAAGCAAAAAATATTTGCGTGCCGTTGTCCGCAATGGACACCGGCCCTGTGCCAGACACCGTGCCCAGCAAGGTAGGCGCTCCGGTCATGCTGTTCAATTTGTACACTTCACCGCCAGACACCACATAGAAGTCGCTGCCGTTGGTCTGGTGCGCCCACAGAGCGCGGATTGGGCCTGTACCCACAGTCTGTAGGAATTCAAGCCCTGGCGCTCGGTTAAGAAACGCGGCGGTTTGTCCGTTGTCTGGAGTCATCTCCGGAAACAGATTTACCATTCGGTTGTCCGCAGCATTGATACTGCGGGCGACATAGGACGCGCCGAGTATCGGGGTCTGCATCAGTAGTTTCCTGCGTAGATGTTGAACCGCTGGCGGCTTGCCACAATCGCGTAAGGCATTGACATCACATCATCAGGGTTGTTGATGCGCTTCAGATTGCGTTTGCTAGTCATGGCAATGCGGGTCACTTGTGGACTGGGCTCAACGCCAAATTCAGGCGCAATCTCCATCGCCAAGTTGTAAGTAAACGCCCGCAAATAGCCTGGCGGAAAAGCCAGCACGGTAGTTAATGTAGCGGGTTGGGTCAGTTCTTCAACGCTGATAAAGTGCCACTCCAAATCCCGCGTAGGCTTGGGGTAGATGTACATATCCACATCAGGATATGTCATGTTGATAAAAAGCACTTGCGGGTAGGTAGATGTAACCGTCTTTACAGCAATACCATCGTACTGCTGTTGGTTGATCATTTTTATGCCAAAGCTGACATTGGTTCCTGGGTCGCGGTAGTAAGTTGCGTCATCCAACAGAATGGGCCGATTGCCAGAAAAATCACCGGTTGGGCCAAGCGTGCGGTTGATAAAGCCAGCGGGCCAAGTGAAAATCTGATCTTGGGTGCTGAACACCGCCAAACGCTCGGTGTTCCATGAATCAATCATCTGATTCATTGCCATCAGTGAATCTTGCGACACTGATGCGGAAGTAGTCTCGCCCTCGGCAAGAACGCCAAGCAACCGCAGTGCCCTATTAATCTGGTCACCCGCTGTATAGGTCGCCATAGCTAGACTCCTTCTAGTTCAACTTTTCTACGTCGCTTTACTTCCAGGACGTTCACGGGAGCCGCCAACTCAAAATCGGGCGTATCCAAAGTATATCTTACCCAGCCGTTTTTCTCGTCGGCTTCTGCCTCAAGTTCCATAGTCGCCACTTTAGCGCCGTGGATGGGATGCTTTAGATATATGACCATAGGTGAGAAAGGGGGCTTGTGGCCCCCTTCTTTTTAAGATGCGGCGTGGATGATAGAAAAATTGATAATCACTGCTTCAGAATATGAAGTAGCAGCAGTCAAATTTCGCAACGTGATCAAGGCAGAGCCAGCAGCCAAATACGAAACGTAAGTGGTGTAAGCCCCCGCAGCGCTACCAGTCGTATTACTGGAAACACACACAATGATTGTGTCATTGATGGAAATCAAGCTGTTGGTCAAAATGAACGACACTGCGGTGGCTCCGGCCAACGCTGCATTGTTCATCGTGATGCGGCCAGCGCTGTTATTCAGCGTCACGCCCGTGGATTTGCTTGTGGCTTGCGTTACCGCACCTTGGGCTGCTGCGCTGTAGCCAAGTTCTTGGCTTGCATAGCAGGTAGTAAATTCGGGGTCGCTATACGCAACACCTACTGCTTGGGTATTTGGCATGATGTTTCCTTAAAAAACAGGGGCCGAAGCCCCCGTTAGGTTTAGGCAATACGGTACACAGTGTATGCGGCATCGCCGGTCTTGCGGAACAAGAATTGCCCCGCGCCGCCAACGCCTGCCGCGCTACCAGTAATTGCGACAACCAAGTTACCAACCGCAGTGATGCCGGTTCCAACGGCCATCGTAATCAGGCCAGTTGAAGTGCCCAAGTTAATGACGGTCAGTTCAAACGTACTGTTGACTTTTGCGTTGGTAAACACCGCGTCAATTGCCGTAGCAGTTGGAAGCGTGTAAGTCGCCGCAGTAGTCGACGGGTTGCCAACCAAGATGCCGCCAGTGGTTTGTGCAACGGTCAGAGTGGCCGTAGCAGTTGCCGTATTAGGCGCTGCTTGAACGCCCATAACGATTTCATTGGTGTTGCCGTCGGTGAATTGATACCCACCACCAGAGTTAGGAATAGCCATGATAATTTTCCTTAAAAAAAGTTACGGAATGAAGCCCCCGAGGGGGCGTTCAATTTAGCCCCACATACGGCAGGCCATTTGTGGACGAATGGTGCTGAAGCCATACAGTACGTCAATACGGCAAGGCATACGGTCATTGTTGATGTCGTACTGACGAACAACGCGCAAGCTGATACCGTTGTGGACGGAACGTGCGGCCATGTCAACGCCTTGGGGCAGCAACAGGTCAGCAGTCGCAAAAGTGATCGCGTCTTTGTGATAGATCAAGTTCTGTGGGTACTGAGTGCTTGCAGTACCTATGAACACGACGGCTTTGCTGGTAGCAGGCAAAGTCAGCATGGTCGCCAGTGCGTGAGCAGCGGAGTACATAGGCGCCACGGTCACAGTAGCAGTGGTGGTGCTGGTTGAAGATGCCAAGGCCACAAACTGGAACAACGAACCGGTAGATTCACGGGTTTGTGGGTTCACAGCGTAGCAATCAGCAATCGTAAACACGTCACCAACAGCAATCAATTCACCAGAGCCAACGGTCAAGGTCAAGGTAGATGAACCTTCAGTTGTCACAGCAGCGCCGGTAGTGTTACCGGTAGCAGCGCGAGTGCCGGTGGTGTGTTGCTTGATAGATTGAGACATATTGATCTCTTCATAGCCCAACACGCCAACACCCATCATGCCGTTCTTAAATTGTCGGCTGATAGTGTCGGTGGGGTTAAACAAACCTTTCATGCCTTCAACCAAACCAGCGTTGGCAGCGGGGTTAACCGTTGCGTAACGTGGCGACATCACGGCAGCAGCTTCGTTCAGCTTCTGCTGGGCTTGCAACAGCACCAACGAAGTGGACGGGGTAGTGCCAGGGCTGCCAACCGATTGGCCGATGGTTTTGTAAGCGTTGGCAACATCAGCATCAATGCTGGAGGCCAACTGAGAGATACGCGGCTTGAGAACACGCTCTGCAAAGTCGTCCAATTGCATGGTCAATTCAGCAGACGTAAAGTTCACGCCGATGTGCTTTTGGCTGGCAACGGACAGGGTTGTAAACTGCTCGTTATCGTCCTGCACTTGCAAGGCAGCGCCGTCGGTGACCAGGGCGCGGTCAGGCAGACGAATACGCAGAGTGGAACCAATCTTCGCACCTTCAACAGCAAAGCTGTCGTCGTACTGACGGTTTACATTACGGGTGATTACTAGGTTGTTCTCAAGAATTTCAAGCGCCTTCCGAGTAATCATGTCAATGGTAAGAATGCTATTAGCCATAAAAAATATCCTTAAAAAAATTAGCGGTTAGCCTGCGCCTGCCACTTTTTCATTTGTCGTGCCCGTTCGGCTTCAATCCACTGCGAATCAGTCATGGTCTTGATAGACCGTGGATCCGTAGTGTCATAGGCCGGTGATCCAGTGGATCGGGCAGAAACAGGCGAAATAGGTGCTGGCGCTGACGATGTACGTTTCACGGGCGGGTCTGCGGCCAATTTGGCTTCAATCCGCCCAATCTCTTTAGCCTGGGCAAGTGGCGACAGTTTGGAAATGCGGTCTGCTTCCTTGGGGTTTATGCCGAGGTGGTAAGCCAACTCAGGCCCAATATCCGAGGATTGGATCGCTTCTGCCATCACGTTGGTGATCGGAAGTTTGGGGTTATACGCAACTTGTTCAAAGTCCTCGTATTTGCTCCGCGCTTCCTCTTCCTTCTCGTGGTAGCTTTCAAGAACTTGCGACTGCTGCTTTGCTGCTTCACGCTGTGCAATCAACTGTTCGGCCTTTTGATAGGCCAGCGCGTCGGCGTAAGCCTCCGTGCTTTCAAATTGATCAACAGACTGAACCGGCGCGGCTCTTAACGTTTGCGTTTCCGCAACGCGTTGCGCTTGTTCCCGTTCCCATTTCCTTTGCTCTCTTGCAAGGCGTTTGCCAATTGCAGCGTCCAATTCTTCCTGTGTGAAAGTTTTAGATTGCTGTTCATCAGCTACTTCCGGCGCACTAACTTCGGGTTCCGATACAGCCGTTGCAATCGGTTCCGGCGCGGGGTCAACTACCGCTAGGTTTTCTTCTGACATTTTTGATTCCATAGAATCCCTGGTGATCGCACCAGTACGGGGTTAAGGACTTAGTGCTGCCACCTTGTCCTGAAATGCTTTAATTCGTGCTTCCAAAGCGGCGCGGTCTTGTGCTACTGCGGTTTCCGCAGCGGCAAGTTTGTCTTGACGAACCGCAATATTTGCTTCTTTGTCTGTTAGCTTCTTTTCCCAAGCCGCCAATTCAACAGTTTTGGCGGCAAAATCGGCGGCAAAATCAGCCGCTGCTTTGGTTGTTTCAGCATTTTTTGTTTCGGCTGCATCAGCTTTGGTTTTGGCTGTTGCCAGCTTGTCTTTGGCTTGCGCCAACATATCATCAGCTTGAGATTTTGCTTTTTCCAACGCAATTTTGGCTTCATCACGGGCGGCAAGCGTTTCTGCTACTGCATTTAGCGCGCCTTGACGTTGAGCCAATTCAGCTTGCAAATTGACTAGCGTAGTCAACTCATTAGGCAATTGATTCTTGATGTAGTCAATTAAATTAGTGTGGTTCATAGAACCACCGTCACCGTGAAAGTCCATGATGCAATCCTTTAGGTGTAGTAGGTAATGTTCAACTTGGAACTGGCCGACTGTTCAATAAATTTTATGGCTGTCAAATCGCCATCATATTGAAGCGTTACGCCAGCCGCAAGCGGCATTCCTACAGACGCGGTGGGCGCTACTCCATCATCACGCCACCGTACAGCTTGAGTTTCGGGCGTAATAATAGCAATTGCTGGACGGCAATTCAACCCGTTTACGTCCGTGGTAGGGACTGTTAGGCTTGTTGCAGAACTTAAAGAAGTGATCTGCTGATACCCCAAACGGCTGGTGATAGCTTTCAAATTAAGTGACATCTAGAATCTCCTACGCTCGGTAAAAGAGCGAATTTCAATGAACAGTTGAAGAATAGCAGAATTTGGGGCATTTTCAAAAAATACGCCGCCAAAAAACGCACCAAAGAAAAAATCGCTGTTAACCCCGCTGAAAAAATCACCGGCAAAAAATGTGCCGCCAAAGAAATTCAACTTGCTTGCCTTTCGGCTTGATCGGCTATTGCTGCTTCGTAAGCAGCAAGCTCTTCTCCTTCCAGTTCAATTTCCTTGACCTCGCCGGTTTGGACGTTGACTTCAATTCGTGTAGGTGTAGTCATAGTGTTACTCGTACAGGATATTTACTTTACCAGCGTCAAAAGTGTTTGTCCCAGTTCGTGTCAAACGCACTGCGGTTAACGTACCAGATAATGCAATTGATGAATTTGAAAAAGAACTAACAGTCGTTGCGTTATATCCAGTATATGTAGCTATCCAAGTATTAGTAGTAGAGTCTAAAAGAACAATAGTCATAATACCAACAAGGGCATTTGAAGCAGTAAAATTTTGTATTGGTATACCTGTTCCTGGCTGTGAAGAAGCAGATGTTGGGGTAGTCGTAAGGCTTTGTGAACCACCAGAATACCCAGAAGTAACATAAGTTGGAGTTGCTCCATATCCAAGTTGGATAAGTGGCCCATCTGTTCCAGATAGAGAAACACCAGCAAAAGTTACTGTTATACGCTTTACCCAACTTGGCAAACTTGTAAAATCTACAGTTGTTTGGTTTGTCAGCGTGACCGCTGTTCCATTGGTGATTTTTGATACCCAAGCCGCAGTAGAACCATCAGAAAACAAAACTTGCCCATTTGTGCCAATTGGCAACCGAGTTGCGCTGTTTGTTCCATTGCCAAGAATTAAGTCTCCGGTAGTGGTTATGGGAGACAGCGCATTAAAACCAGCGGATGCTGTAGTCTGACCTGTGCCGCCATTAGCAATTGGAAGCGCTGTTCCCGAATAGGCAATAGCCAGTGTTCCGCTAGTGGTAATTGGGCTGCCGGTTATAGACAGAAACGCGGGGACAGTAGCCGCTACAGATGTAACTGTTCCTGAACCGCCGCCACCAGAAGCGGCAATGGTTTGATTGGGCCAAGTTCCAGTAATTGTGACATTGGTTCCCGCTACCAACGCGGGTGTAGTTGTACCAGTCCCGCCATTAGCAACAGCCACAGTTCCTGTGACGTTAGCGGCAGTGCCTGTGGTGTTTTGGTTTAGCGTTGGTACATCCGCAACTTGAATCGCTGACAAAGTGGCATTTGTGCCGTCAGAACGTAGGTAGTAACCCGAAGTTTGTGTGCCCGTAAGCGCAGTAATGGCGGCGGCAGCTGTAGTCTGCCCAGTGCCACCATTGGCAATCGGAAGCGCCGTGCCGGAATAGCTAATTGCAAGCGTTCCGCTGGTGGTAATTGGGCTGCCGGTAACGGAAAGAAAAGACGGAACAGTAGCTGCTACCGACGTAACCGTACCTGAGCCGCCGCCAGAATACTGCGGGATGTTCAATGTATTGCTTACAAACGTAGCCGCGCCTGATGTTCCTGTAGTTGTTAGCGTGATTGGTGCTTGGTAGTCAGTTCCAGCAGACGCGGCAGAAATTGCAGTGCCGTTGCCTTTCAAAACGCCGGTAATGCTAGTCGATAGGGTGACGGCTGGCGTTGTGGTTGCATTGGCTACAGTGCCCGCAAACCCATTAGCAGAAACAACAGACACTGATGTGACTGTGCCAGACCCGCCACCGGAAGCGGCAATGGTTTGGTTAGGCCAAGTCCCAGTAACTGTAACATTTGTCCCCGCCACCAAACTTGGAGTAGCTGTCCCCGTGCCACCATTGGCGACATCCAAAATGCCCGCAAATGAATGCGTAGCGTCCCAAGCAGCCGCACCTGTCGCGCTGAACGAAGCGTCGGCGGCTGTTGAGTGCGTTACGGTAATGGTCATGCCAAGAAGCGCAGTTTATACAAGGTTGATAGATACAACTCGACAATGTTGTCAATCAACTGCTGGAGAGAGGAATCGGACTTGTCTACCACTTCGTAGCGGCATTTTTCAATGTCATCCAGTTGCCCTTGCAGAAAATCAATGATGTTGGCTGTCTTGGTAGCTGAGTGCAGCGTGATCGGCCCCATTAGGCCATGCCGACCTTGGTAGGCTTCGGCAAACGCATCAGCATGGTCAATGATGCTGTCGTAAAAGGTGTTTAACGCAACGTGCTTGGAGTAGCTGCGCGTGTTCAGATGGACGCTATGCGCCACATCACGGGCGAGGAATAGCATTCCTACAAAATCGGCGGCT